GGTGTTGACGGGCGGCTGCGGCGATGCGGGGTTGCCGTAGACGGGACCGCCCTGGCGGCTGATGCGGGCGACCTGCGCCGTCGCGTACCGCAGCGATGGCCCGATTTCGTCGACCTGCAGCTCCACGACGGTCCGATTGGTGCCGTCCTGCGCCTGATACGAGTGCTGCTTGAGCCTGCCTTGGGCGATGACCCGCATACCCTTGGACAAAGATTGGATGCAATGCTGCGCGAGGTCGTTCCATGCCGAACAGCGGAGGAAGAGCGCGTCTCCGTCCTCGTACTGTCCGGTCTGCCGGTTGTACTGGCGTGGCGTGTTGGCGATGGTGAAGCTGGCGACCTGCGCGCCCTGGCCGGTGGTCCTCAGTTCCGGATCCGCGGTGAGGTTGCCGACGATGGTGATGACGGTCTCCCCTATGGCCATGTCAGGCTCCCTTCACATATCCAGCCGGTTCCGGGCCGAGCTGGCTTGGATCCTTGGCCTTCCACGCGCATTTCGCGCGCAGGCATCCGGCCTCGCGGTCGATGACGATCTCGCCGAAGCGCGCCGGCGCGACCATGGTGAGGTTCCAGCCACGGTCGCGGTTGAGCGCGCTGATGGTCTCGTACAGTTCGCCGATCAGTTCGGCGGCCGTCATGCCGACGCTGGCGGGTGTGAGCGGCCATTCGAACCACTTCTCGCCTTCTGGCCTGCTTGGTGTTTTGCTTGGCAACGTTTGCCTCCTTTGGATTGATGTCGTGCCGGGGCGCGGATTCGAACCGCGCATCCATCCGCCGGCGTGACCTGAACACGCCGATCCATGGCGCCCGCATCCGTTCGCGGGCCCCGGCGAGGGCCGGGCGGGAGGAGAAGAGAGAAGATGACCCGTCCGGCTGGTTTTAACGTCTTTTCCTTGACGCGCGGGCGGTTCAGGCATGGCCGCGCATGACGAACCACGTCCATGCCGCAATGTGTGCGGAACCGTCCAAGTCCTTCACTGCCGTTGCTCGTCCAGCCAGCGCGCGAAGCGGGGGTCGGAGCACAGGCGACGCATGATGACGGCCGTCGGAATGAGCACCGCGAACGGCGCGGCGATGAGATGTTCGATCGGATGCGTGCACGCCGGCGTGCAATACAGCACCCACATGGCCAGCAACCACACCGCGAACAGCAGCTGGTGCAGGATGACGTGGGCAAGGGCCTTCATCACATCAGCTCCTTGTTGATGGTGTCGATAACGATGTCCACGAGGTCGGCCACGTCGAGGTCGACGTATCCGACGATGTGACCGAGCGAACGCCTTGCTTCGATTTCGTCCCATAAGTCGCCGCAGGCCGGACTGATGGCGTCGCCATGGTCCTCAAATTCCCTGAATATCGCTTCGACGCAGGTTTTGCGGATGTCGGTCATTTGTCCTCCTTTTCTTCCCATGGGTCAGGCCACGGGGTATCGGTACGCCAGTCGTTGTCGGTCATCGCGCACCCACCTCTTCCTCGTATTCGGCCGTGCACTGGTACAGGTGTTGCGCGAAATAGGCGAGCATCTGCTCCTTCGGATACATGACGATCCGTCCCACCTTCACGAACTTCGGGCCGATGCCCGCGCTACGCCAGTACGCCAGGGTGCCTTCCTTGATGCCGCAGTTGTCCGCGATGTCCTTCGTTGTATTCATCGGCTTCAACGCCGCCGACAATGCGGCGAACACCTCTTTGTCATCCATCACGCGCCTGCTCCTTTCATGCGTTGGTAAGCGCCGATTGCTTTTCCGACGTGTTTCGTTTGAGGACCTTCCTGCCGAGTGGGAGAATGAGCAGACCCACGCAAAGAAGGGAGGTGAGAATATGAGCAATGGATCCGATTTCGCGAAGGCGAGCGCCGTGTTCGGGAAGGCCGCTGAAACGTCCGATCCCGACGAGAGGATGAGAGCCCTGTGCCAAGGGCTTTCCCTCCTCGCCAAGGGATTCGATTCGATGGATGCTTCCATGGCATCCGCCGCCTACTGTCTCGACGTGCTCTCGGATAAGTTCTGAACGGAGTTCCTGTATCTCCGTGCTTAGTCGGTCCGCGGCCTGATTGATGTGCTCGAGAATCGAGCCCATGACTTCAGTCGTCATGTCGCGGGCCGACAACTGCCGTCCGACCTCGATGCCGATTCCTCGCAGGTCAAGGCTGGACAGGTGGCTCCTCCTGTCGTCGCCCACTGTTCCGATAACCGTTCGAGCTGGTTCCTCGCGGACGGCTTTTCTTATCGCGCCCAGCATCGCCGGGTGCAGGCGTTCGAACTCCTCAACGGAAATCGGGTTCATGGATTCGTCCGGCGTCTCGGCCGGAATGTTGATGCTCATTTCGGATTCTCCTTAGAATCGTTTTCATTGGTGGTCATGCATTCCCATGACGCGTTACTACTGCGCCGTTAGCCGTTGAGCCACATATTGATGAAGACAGTGATGATGCTCGCCACTGCGCATGCGATGCTGATGATCGCCGGAATCCAATGAATCCAGTTCATTTCGACTCCTTTCTGGCGCGTGCGCCTCGGATTGTTGGTTGTGGGTGTGGTGTCGGGCGGCGGAGAAGCGGCCGCCCGACGGTTCCCCTACACTGGTTACAAGCAGCACGGCGAGCACCAGTCGCCACTCGGACCAGATAGGAGAAGAATCGATGGATGGGTTATGGGTGACCATCGCTGGATGGGCGGTGACTATCGGCGTATCCGTCGCCGGTTGGGTCATCACCGGGAGAAGGGCCACAAATAGTGGGAAGACCGATACGGAAAGGTTCGAAAGACGTCTCTCGCTGTTCTCGGAGCAACTGGACGCCATGCGGGACTCTTCGGATTCGCTGCATAGGCAGGTCGATCTATTGGAACGCAAGGTGTCCGTTCCGGACTGGATCATCGAGCATCCAAGTCCGAGACCGAACAACGTCATGTTCGTGATCAGGAACCGCAACACGTTCGACGCGTATGACGTGCGCTTGGAGGCCGATGGGTGCGAACCGGTTGTGTTGGGCGACATAGCAAAGGGGTCGTCGCACAAGTTCGAGTTCGTCGCCGCCGTTCTTGGGCGAGCGGATAATGTCATCATCAGTTGGCTCGATTCCCCGCAGGCGACGGAACGTATGAGCCTGCCGATGGCGATGCCGGAAAGACGATAGCCAGGAAGTGGCGCAGTGTGTCGCCTTCGAGCTCGATCATTTCAGACAAGGTCACGTATGCCTTGCCGTTCCATATGTCCACATGGATCGGATGCTCACTGGGATCGAAGAGCGTTCTCCCGCTCAAGCCCAGAGCGTCTTCGAGTTCTTTGGGCGTGCAGTCGATGTCGGTGATATCGAACGACGTGTTCATTTCAGTTCTCCTCCTTGCTGTTGGCATTGTTGGCTGTCGCGTTTTCCAGCGCATCGGCGAGGCTGGCTCCCGCGCAGACGATGAAAAACCAGGTCGCTATCGTTTCCATATGAGAACACCTTCCTTTCGATTCATGATTTGGCGAGCGCCGATTGCGGTTCTTTTTCTTCTGAATTTGCTGCAATGAAGATGTCAAGACCGTCTTGCCATTTCAATGCCGGAGCAATCTTGTCGAGAACGCGAATCGGCCATTCCCGTTGATTGCGCATGTATCGATTCATGACGACCCGATTGATTCCAACTGCGTCGGCGACGTCGGATTGAGTGATTCCAAGTCGAGCCATCCTGACTTTTATTGCCTGTGTCACGTATTCATTGCTTGTCACATCACCTCCATTCCCCGAATATTCGGGACTTTGTTCGACGTTTACCGGATATTCGGTGAACATGCTTTCAATGTACTCCCGAATATTCGGTATGGCAAATTCGACACGCCGAACGGTGTAAAGATGTAACTTCCCGAAAATTCGAATACAGTCATCGCTATGGATAGCAGCACAACACGCACCGATCTGGTGATTTGCAAATATATCAGCCAAGCAATGGAAGCCAATGGCATTACCCAGGCCGATCTCTCCAAGGCTCTTGAAGGACGATCAAAAGGTTATGTCAGCGACCGAGTACTCGGTAAAAGAAGTTGGGCAATCAGCGAGTTAGACAGACTCGCTCCACTCTTTGGGCTTCCGGACGCTCTTTCACTGGTCGCGGCAGCCTGTGGGTCAATCTCCATCGAGGCCGCCCGCGCCTACGAAGCCCGCGAGCGCGAGTCCCAGATCACCGATGATCTGGTCGAACCGAGATTCGAGGACCTGCCGCCCCAGGAGCTTGCAGCCAACACTGACAGGAACCGTGATCTGGAGGCGGAGACTCCGGATGAGTGATGTGTTCCGCGGCTTTGCGGAAACTTATTATTATACACCTTTTTTGGATTATTAAAAATGACCGAATTCGACCACTTTTACGGTGGATAAGTCAAAATCGTTGAAAGGACAACGAAATGCCGGTGGAAAAGTCATCAAGAATCCATGCAAAAGACGTCGACGTGACCATTCACGCCGTCAACGGCGAAGACTACATCAGCCTCACCGATCTCGCCAGACACAGCAGTGACAGGACAGGCGAAGTCATCCGACGATGGCTGCGCCTATCGGACACCATCTCATTCCTCAGCACATGGGAGAAAATATCGAATCCAAAGTTCGACAGCGATGCGGCCGCAGCGATCTTGGCCCAATCCGGCCGTAACATCTTCTCCCTGTCCGCATCGGAATGGATAAGCAAAACCAACGCCATCGGAATCCGTTCGGAACGCGGACGTTCCGGAGGGACATACGCCCACAAGGACATCGCATTCGCTTTCGCATCATGGATAAGCCCGGAATTTCACCTGTTCGTCATCAAGGACTACCAACGCCTCAAAGACGCCGAAGCACAACGAACCGGAATCGAATGGCACGCAAGGCGAGAACTCACCAAGACGAACTACCGTCTCCACACCGACGCAGTGAAGGAATCGCTCCAGGGCAAGGACCTGTCCAAGTTCAGGGAACGTATCGAATACGCGTCAGAAGCGGACGTCATCAACCTCGCCGTATTTGGAATGAAAGCGGCGACATGGAAGACGAATCACCCCGGATGGAAGGGGAACATGCGCGACTACGCCACTGTCAGAGACCTGGTCATACTTCAGAACATCGAGGCTCTGAGCGCCGCGTACATATCGCAGGGGTACAGCAAAATCGAACGCTTCGAGATGCTCAAGAACGAGGCCGACAGGCAAAGGGAAAGGCTCAAGGACGACGTGCCATCGATAGAACGTCTGCGGAACATCATCGAGTCCACGGAAGAGATCAGGGAAACGAATCGACCTGAAATCGAAACGCCGGACGAATAGCGGAACCCGTTAGGAAAACCGGCCGAAACAGGAAAAAGAGAAGGGAAACATCGACGGTAACGATCGAATCACTGAGACGACAGGCCATGCTGATGCGTATCCGCATCATCGAGGACACGCTCCCACAGGGCGTCTGTGGATACTGGCACGACGCCAGCAGCACCATATGGCTCCACGACAAGCTCAACAGCAGGCAACGCCTATGCACCCTGCAGCACGAGCTTATTCACGCCGGACACCACGACCCGGGATGCGGCGGCCGATACGGAGCCAAGTGCGAGTGCCGCTGCCGCAGGGAGACCGCGCTGGCATTGATCAGCCCCGTGGACTACGGCATCTCCGAGGAGATCTACGGAGGCAACGCGTGGCCGATGGCCGTCGAGCTCGGCGTCACCATACAGGTGCTGATGGACTACCGGCAGCTGCTGCATGATTCCGGCGTGTGCGTGCAATGAAAGAAAGCCCCGGCGCCCGCACGTTAGCGGGCGCAGGGATGAGAAGACCAATCGAACATACGGGAAGGGGAACGCACATGCCGAAGGTGACCATCGACGACCTGTGGCTGAGGAACGACAGCGAAGGCAATCCGCCAAGCCGCGCGGCCAAACGCTCCCTGGCGAACTCACGCAATCCGATGAAAGCCCACGTGCCCGAAAAATGGCGCAAAAGCCGGTATGGAATCGGCATGAGATGGCGATGCCATTGGACCATCATCAAGGACGGCAGGCGCGTGCAGAAGGCGAAACAGTTCGCCAAGCTCGCCGACGCGCAGGAATACGCCGCGGCCATGGAAGACGACATCAGACGCGGACGCTACCGCGACCCACGTCAGGAACTACGCCTGCTGGACGACGTGGCCCATGAATGGCTCACGTCGAAAGTCGACCTGAAACCCGGCACGGCCGGCCGATACGCGAGGGAACTCAGACTGTACATCCTGCCGAAATGGAGCGGGACGACGTTGCGGGAGCTTCGTCCGGACCTGCTGCAGGAATGGGTCGGCCAGCTCATGGAAGGTGGATATCCGGCCTCATTGCCGGAAGGACGCGACCCGAAGCCATTGAGCGCGCGCAGCATCCGCAACATCGTGAAGGTGGTGCTCAAAGGAGTGCTCGACCATGCCGTGGACCACGGCTGGATCGGCGAGAATCCAGTGGACAAGGTCACCGTGCCGAAAATCGTCGCGGCCGGCGACGACATGGTGTTCCTCACGATCCACGAGGTTGAACTGCTCGCCGACGAGGCGGAAAGGATCGGAAGACCAGTGGACGGGCTGCTGGTCAGATGGCAGGCCTACACGGGCTGCCGCATCGGCGAATCGCTCGCATTGAAGGTCGGTGACGTGGACGTGGCCAGACGACGCGCCAGAATAAGCCGCACATGGACTGACGACGGGCACGGCGGCAGCATGCTCGGCACTCCGAAGAACGGCAAGACACGCAACATCGCGATCCCGCGATTCCTCATGCCGCAGATCGAAAAACAGATGGGCGGCATGTCCGACGACGATTGGCTGTTCCGCGCCTCCCGTGGCGGGAACATCTGGACGAACACATGGCGGACGAGAATATGGAACAAGGCCGTCAGGGCGGCCGGCATGGAGGACGAGAGTGTGACCATCCACAGTCTGCGCCACACGTACGCGAGCTTCGCGATCGCCCAGGGCGCGGACGTGAAGACCCTGCAGATGCAGCTAGGCCACAGCTCCCCCAGCATCACGCTGAACACGTACACGGCGCTCTGGCCGGAACGGTTGGACGACGTGGCCGACGCCGTCGGGGCTTTCCGCGAGCGCGAACTTGGATGACGTTTCGATGGAGATACCGCAGTGTTTGTATGCATTTGTATGCGGACCATCGCAACGGAGAAAAGAAATGCCTTGGAAACTTAATGTTTCCAAGGCTTTTTGTCGGGCTGACAGGATTTGAACCTGCGACATTCTGCTCCCAAAGCAGACGCGCTACCAAACTGCGCTACAGCCCGTTCATGCACTCCCGCACGTGGCAGGTGAACACGAGTTTCCATTGTAGCGTATGGTAGGACAACGACAGGCTAGAATGGCAAATACTGGAGGGAACGCGCATGGGACGTCATCAGCAAGCCGAGGCTTCAGGCATCATTTCCTTCATGGCATGCGCCACTCTTGCATGGATCGCCATGGACCTATATCTGCAATTCGCTCCCGCCATCTGGCGTGTCACCCAACGCCTGTTCACCGTGTGTGCCGGAATCACCGCGGGATGTGGAGTCATCTCGTTCACCTTGGGGTATGCGCGCAACTCCAGGTCGATGACGTTGAAACATGGCTGGACCATTCCTATTCGCCGTATCTTCGAGATACTCGCTTTGTCCGTGGTCTACGCGTCGACCATTTTCGTCACGGCGTTCATGCTGCTTTCCATTGCCAGCAACATGATGGGGTTGCGCACGTTAAAAGGCTATCTGACTGCACTCTGCGCCGCGATCTCGGGGGTCGTAGGCTATGTCACGTTCGTACAGGCGGAACTCATGAATGCCAAGACCATCGCATCCTTGTTGCCGTTCTTCGTGGTTTCCGGTGTCAGCATCGCAGGATTGACGTCCGATGATCCATACTGGTACAACAACAATTTCTCCCAATTGGGCGATCGAACCACTTTTGCTGCTCGTATGTTCAATTCGACATTGATGTTGGCCGGCGTCTGCATCGTCATCATCAGCTATTTCGCGATTTCGGAGCTCATCACCACGCACCGTCTGCAGATGCAGTATCTGTCTGCAAACGATGAAAAAGAAGCTCCCAAACACTTCAAGGCGCGGATTCTTCTGCTATCGACCATGCTGACGCTCGCAGGCATCGCCTTCATCGGCATCGGCATGTTCCGTTACACGCCGCATCCGATTCTGCACAACGTATTCGCCCGCGGTCTTCCCTGCCTGATGAGCGTGCTGATGATCGCGCTGCCTTGGCTGGCCCCGCAGCTTTCAAAAGTAGTATATGTGATTTCAGACCTAGCTATCGTGATCGGGGCTCTTGCCGGGTTCCAGTGGTTGGCGGGGCGTAACACGTTGACGAACGTCGAGGCTCTTGCCGGCATGATGTTTCTGGGCTGGTTCATCATCTTTTCACGGCAGATTGCGGCCATCGAATCCGATCGTGTGCAGACGCAGCTTATTCTGGCGCAAACCAAGCGGCCAGAATCCGTCGAGGATCTTGCGGAGGTCAGCGAAACCGTTCCTGGAACCGTTTCCCGACTCTCGTCGGAAGTCTAA